CTGCGGCGTTGCTCTGGTGTTGCGTTTTGCGCAACATTATGTGCCATAGGTTGCGCCGGCGTAGCTTGAGGCTGGTCTTCTAATCTTACGAGTGCGCCTAAACGGGACATAATAGACGGGTCTTTTGCAGGTTTTCCTGCGGCTAAAGCCATTTCTTCTGTTGCGGGGACGCCATAACTTTCTTGCGCCCGCATAATAGCGGCTGTTTTTTCACGCTCTATTTTATCTAAATCTTCTCTAGCGCCGCTTTCTTGATACGCACCAATGATATTTTGCAACGCGCCAAGCGCGGCTCCACCAGTATTAGGAACGTACCATCCGCTAACCATTTGACCAGCCGCAATATTATCGCCTTTTTCTTGTAACTTACGAGCTAAAGCAATTCTATCTTTAGCACCAAGCACTTTTTCATCGTATAAACTAGCCACTCGCACCTCCAAATAGCCCATTCCATTTGTTTTGCAAACCGTTCATAAAGCTACCCTCGTCAGGTGTTTTTGCCTGTTGCTTGGCAAAATCAACGTCATATTGACCAAACTCATCAGCGTACTGTTGAGCGTCGCTTTTGCCAGCTTCTTTAATAGCCTGATAACCTTTACCAAGCGCTTCCGCGTTTTCCATTATGGATTGCGCTGACGGTGCGGCATTACCTCGCGGGTATTGCGGTTGGTTTCTAAGTGCAGCCACCAGCGCTGCGTGTTGGTCTTCACCTAACATCATTACACTAACCCCAGCATTGAATAATTAACCATTTTAAACCCACTTGGGTGCATAACGATAGCTTCTGGCATGACTTGTTCCACTTCGTCCGCCATAACGCCAGCAAACGGCTCACCCCACAAGTAATCCCATGTGTAAAGCCCAATGCCAAGAACGTGCGTGCCAATGCGTTTAATGTTCTTTTTAAGCCTTCTGTCAGACGCCGCTTTAATGCCCGCGCCACCAAGCGCTCCCGCTGCACCAATCCCTGCGCTCATCATTTGCGCGTTAGCTGCCGCTTGTGCATTGTACACGCTTTGGTCGTATTGACCTTGCGCAGTAGCCGCACCTAACATATCCGCGCCTTGCCAGTTAGCTAGCTGTCCGGGCTGAGATACGCCAACCGCAGGTAAATTAGCCGTATTAAGTTGAGCGCCTGTTCTTAGCGCTTGCAAAATATTAAGCGGATTCTGTTGAACCGCTTGATTCTGCGCAAGTTGCTGATTACTTGCCGCGTTACTCATTTGCCCGCTTTGCAATTGCTGATTATATAATTGTGAAAGCTGCTGGTTATTTAAGTTAGCGTTAGCCATAGCAGCGTTATATTGCTGCGTTTGCGCGTTATTTGTTGACGCTTGGTTGGATGTGTCCATACCAAAGCGTTGACCAACGGCTGTGTTTTGCGCCTGCATATCAGACAAATTTTGTCCGTATTGTTGTGCTTGCGCGGCATTTTGAAATTGTGCATTACCTTGTGCTTGGTTGTACGCTTGTTGTTGCGCCGCGTTAGCAAAGTTAGCTGAGGTGACATTTTGACCAAATTGTTGCCCTAATGCGGCGTTAGTAAGCTGCATATTAGTTTGTGCGTTGGCGTTGTTTTGCCCTGCCGCTGAATTAGCAAGCTGCTGCGCCGTAGCATATTGACCAAACTGTTGCCCTAATGCGGCGTTAGTAAGCCCCATATTAGTTTGTGCGTTGGCGTTGTTTTGCCCTGCTGAAGCGTTAGCTAATTGTTGCGCGGTAGCGTTTTGCTCAAACTGTTGTCCAAGTGACGTATTGCCAAATTGAGCGCCTTGAAGCCCCATACCAAACAACCCTTGCGCCGCCGCCGTACCTTGCCCAATCGCTTGATTTCGAGCGTCTGTGTACGCTTGCTGTTTTTGATTGTTAAAGTTAAGCATTGCGTTGTTATACGCTTCACTACCGCGCGTAATGCCTTGGTTAGCCAATTGGCTTTCCATCTTTGCTTGGCTTTGCGCAAACTGTGGGTCAAGATACTGCGTATTCGCTTTGTATAGCGCATCAACGGCCTGTTGATTAAGTAATGTTGGGTCTAGCCCTAAGTTAGTTTGAATTTTAGCTGAGTTGTTTAGCCCCGCTCCCAGTGCGCCCGCCTGCTGATTAGCGTCTGCAGTTGTTTTAATTCTAGCTGAGTTATTTAGCCCCGCTCTTAGTGCGCCCGCCTGCTGATTAGCGCCAGATTGCGTTAAAATTCTATCCCCGTTATTATCTACAACATATTGCGCTTGCCCGTTTACGGGGCCAATAGACGTTCTCATTTGACCGGCATTACCTACGCTGCCCTGCAAACCGGAAGTATCTATTTGCCCGCCAACAAACTGCGGTGCGGTAACGTTTGTCGTCATGCGGTCAGCAGTAGATTCAGGGCCACCTTGAATTGCAATTTCTGGCGCAACCCCTTGCGAAATGGCTTGCTTAACTTTATCAAGCCCTGTCAACGCCATTTTAGATAAGCCTAGTTGCGTAGCTTGGCTTTGATTAAACAGCTGTTGGTCGTTAGCACCTAATGTTTGAGTTTCACTCCATTGTTGAGGGTCATACGTTTTAACAAAGTTTTTAGGGAGCCCTTTTCCTGCGTTGTACGCATCTCTTTGTGCTTGAGTTAACGAAGACATATCAAAAGGCATACTGCCTTGAGAATCACGTTCTGCAGGGTTTGTATAAGTTACGCCAGTTGATGTGCCAGTAGGCGTGTATACTCCTGTTTCTGCATCATAAGTAGATTGCGGCGGGCCAACTCGATTGGTCATGTTGCCATATTGCGCTGCAAGAGCCGCGTTTTGATTTCCTGCTGCCGTTTGTTGCGCGGCTAATTTATAGTCTGGCGCTGGCGGAGCTGAAGGTGTACACATGGATATTCCTCGTTAAAATGTATATGTCATGTTTGCGCAAGTGTGTTTAAAGCCCATTCGCTCCCACAACTTTGCAACGCGTAAATCGGTCATCGCGCTAACATTTAGACGTTTCACTCCACGGTTGCGTAGGTCAATAAGTCCAAAACGTACTAAATTCTTACCGATGCCTTTTCGATGTTCTTTTGTAATGTAAAGCGCGTCTTCTTGCGCTATTAAGTCCATATTGTGCATATCGTTTGTTATATAGATTGCACAATGGCCTACTGGTTTGCCATCTAACCGCGCAACATACATGACTAAATAGCCTGCATGGCTAGCTTTCAAATATTCATCAAGCCGCCAATTAAACGGTGAAAAGTTTATATCTTGCTTTACTAAACGCTCAAGCATTTCACTGTAATGTGCCCGAAATAACGGCTCAAATTCTTGCCAAATATCGTGGAACTTTTCTATGCTGTAAGTGTACTCCATTATAGTACGCCTCCGCCTTCAAATACATAGTCTGTTGCATAGTAGCGAATATCAGACGTTTTACTTGATGTTCTGATTCTAAACGTGCCGTAATAGCCCATGCCCGACGCCATTTGCCAACGTGAGAACGGCATGATGTTTCCATCCCATTGTACATTGTCCCAAGTGCCAGAATCCCAAACGCCTGCGTTGGTAGCAAGAAGGTTATAGGGTTGTGGTGGTTGAGAATCTAAATCAAAATTAAGGCTAATCTGACCGGAAAACGCAAACGCATAATCGTAGCCCATTGACACTTTAGCCATTGTCCAACGCTTAATCTGACTTTGACTGCCAAAGGCAGAAAAAGCAGGTAAAAGGTCGGTATTGATGACCTCACCATCGTCAGAAGGCCCATCCCAAAACTTAAAAACTTTTCCGCCTTGACCGAAATACATTACGTTGTTAACAAACGCCCAACAGGTAGCATTAACGCCTGTAAAACGTGACCATGACCCGCTAATGGTGTTCATAACGTATTGGTCAAACTGCGTTGAACTGATTGGTACGTTAATAAACAGCATATTATTAGGCGGGTTTAAAATAACTTGCCAGCCGTAATTATCTGCATACGCTGTCGTGGCGTCAGTAATACGTTTTTGTATTTTGTTTGTAATAGACGTTTTGACGTTAACACGGCTAGACATTAACCACTGTGACAAAGGAACTAGACCATCTTTGTTTAACAGTAATATGTCGCCCCCGAACTTAATTGTGCAACTGCGCCCTACGGGTGAACCACCATAATACACGCCATTAAGCGACCATGTATCGGCTGACGCAGGGTTTGTTCCGCTATAGACGGCAATCTCACCTACCGTAGTAATGACGACAAAATAGTCATCCATACCGTTACCGGCGTCAAGCGTCCATGTTTCAATCTTAGCAATACTGCCGCCATTGATAAACAAAGGTGCAAAGTCAAAAGAAGTTGCTGTGCCAGCAATCGAATCAGTCGCTAAATACCAGCATTTCATGCTGTCTTTTTGAACAAACCACGCTCTGCGATGATGCACTAAAACGCCAACAAGTAGGCTTGTGTCAACGCCTGTGATAGCGTAAGGCGTAGATACGCCCGTCACTTGTTGCCATGTTGCGCCGTCATAAAGAAGCATATAATCTTCGCCATTCACAGCAAGCGTAAATGTGCCGCCTGACGTTGATACTTGCCCAAAATGCCAGCGAGCGTTAGTCAACCCTGTGACCTCTGGTGGGGTAAAATAGTCACTAGCGTCCCATAAAGTTTCGTCCCATATTCCGACAAACGCTTTTTCTGTCACGTCATAGATATGACACGCACTATTATCATTAGTCGCGGCAAACATTTTAATTTGACCGGCCTGCCCATTATAAGTAATGAACGACTCTACATTACCAACAACGTTGTTAGACCAAAATGTGTAACCTTTGCGAGATTGCAATTCAGTAGGCAAACAAAACCAGTTATCGATGATGACCGCCTCATTAGGCGACATTGCGGCTAATTGATTGACCGCATTCCACCCGCCGATTGGCGCGGTGACAGTGACGGTACCTGAAGTTTGGCGTTTAGGACGTAGCATTTAGTTACCTATTTAACATGTTTCCAAGTTCTTCCTTTTTCTATTCCCCTAATAGCTGAAGGACTTACGCCATAATCGGCTGCTATTGTTGAACACGACTCGTTTACTGCAAGCCTTGCTCTAATAGCGGGAATATCGTTTTCGTGCAACTTAGCGTCAGGTTGATTAGAGCCTTTTACAGTTACTCTACGGCCTTTTGCAACCATATCAGCTACATTATCAGCTACTGTACCATGTTTTAAATGCGCAGGGTTAACGCAATTTGGTCTATCGCAACTGTGCATTATAACCCCTGTCATCTCAATATCAGGGTTATGGTGTTTAAACATTTCTCTGTGAATAAAGACATTTTTGCCGTCTTTACCTATTCTGCCATACCCATCATGATTACGGCAGCCCATAAACAAATGGCACCCGTTTTCATCTATTACAACGTGTTTAGCTATTCTATCCCAAAAAGTTTCATGTCTGTATGGTCTTGCCATTGTCTTACTCCAAAAGAATTTGCGGAAATAAGACTATACAGCAAAAGTATTTCTAGTGCAACATTAACTCGTAGTGTTTCCATAACCAGTGTCAGGCAGGTTGTTCTGAGTGAGTAGTATATTTGGATAGCGTGGCGCAAGAGATAGCGTATCTGCGCCGCTCTCTGCCGCTTTCCATTTCTCCAGCTCACGGGTGTAATCTTGAAGCACTGCGGTGGTGTCAAAACCTTTAATTTCAAACAATTTGAGTTTTGTGCCAAGCACCATCACGCGGTCTGGAAACAGCGTTGTGTCAGTATCAACCGTTAAGCGTGTTTTAGGTGTTCCGTCAGCCGCTACAACCCATGCGTTAGAAACGTACTCGAAGCCCATTACTAGCACTGCGGTAGGCGCAGGCCAGATAGTGAACTTGTTACCCATCATTCTAAAGCGCATACGAGGGCCTGTCGTAACATAGCTTGATTTAAGCCATTGCCATTCTTGGGCGTCTTTAGGCCCAATAATTGACCAACGATTTGATTTATTGTATTGGGTTTTGTCTACCATCCGCGCGAAGTCGCTAGGCATTGCATACTTAGCTTGACTAAATGTAATGGTAATGCCTGTTGCAGTGGCAGTAGCAGGAATAGAAGTTGTAGCCGTTGTTGTACCAACAAAAGTGACAAAAGTGTCTTGTGACAACCCTTCGCCAATGGCCATAAAATCAGTTGATAACCCTGTTACTGACGACAAATTGGTAATGGTGGTTGAACCTTCAGTAACGTCCCCCGTATATTGATAGTAAACCGTTTCAAAACGGTATTCTGCCGCTAAGGCTTGCCAGTCACGCTCAGTTGATAGCGTGTCGCCTGTACGGTTCATCAGCGCTTGAATTTGAAGCACTTGAGGGTCTGTTGATGTCGCCACTTGCGTGGGGACAGGCAAACCTATTTCTAAACAGACATCTTGAACATTCGTAAGTAGGTTTGCCATGCGTTTTATTCCTTAACGGTTCTAACTCTTTTGACTTCAGGTGGTTGTGCATCCATCAAAATTTTCATTTGCGCTTGAAGCTCTGCAATTTGGTCAGATTGAGCTTTAATTAGTTCATCAGCGTCTATTTTACCACGATTTAAAAAGGCTTGTGCTTTATTGCGAAGTTGTGTGCCGCCCATAATACGGATAAACGCCGCGTCAGGTGCGCCTGCAACTTGTTCAATATATCTAAACCCTTGGTAGGCTAGCTCAATGCGGAGTGTTTCGGCAATTTCTGGCCATTCCTCCATTGGCGTACCTTTAATATCTTTTAAACCTTTATAGGCTTGCCATTGCCGTGCAAAACGGGCTTTGTGGTTATCGTCGGCAATCGTGTCAATTGACAGTGATTTATCGCCGGGTACATTGATTCGGATAAAGTCGTATTCTTGCCCATCGTGCGTTCCAATGTAGAATGAAACGTCTAAGTAAGCATCGCCGCCGGTATCGCCGACATAAGAAAGTTGTTCGCTCATATTTAATCCTAGTTAGTTGGCGGTAAGCCGTCTAGCTTACCGCCTTAAAAATTATACTACTTGACCTTGGTGGACTGGACGGTTGATTTGAATCAACGCCAAGCCAGAGCTAGGTGTACCTGTTGTGGTAGATACTTTAGCATTTAAGATTTGCTCACCGTTTACTTGAGCATCATCAACACTGCCCGGAGTTGCCGCTAGCATAAATACATCAGCGCCAACAGTCATAGCGTTAGGCGCTTTAACCGCAGCGATACCTTGAATCTGATACCAACCGTATTGTGATGCTACGTTAGCAGACATCGATACAGCCACTTGACCAACGCCGCCAGTAGCAGGCGCTAAAGTAGTTGTGGCTAAGTATGAGTCATAAGTGACTAATGAACCGACAACAGTTGATGCAACGCCTTTCAAATAAATGAATTCGCCAGCGCCGTAAGTTGGGTCTACCGCAGTAACGATAGTGCCTAATGCGTGGTTCTGTGTGGTATCAGTAAGCGCGATACCTTGAAAACCCGCTAAAGGGGTCGTAATGTTATAAGCCATGAATGCCTCCTAGGTTGTGCTGAATGTTGCGTTGAATTGCGCACCAGAACAGGTTAACGCGCCAGAGAAGCCCATTAAGCGAACAATCGCGTCTTGGTTAACTGCTTGACGGTCGCCGCCGATTGGCACGAAATTACGGTCTTTGTGAGGACGGAAGTACACATATTTTGTGTTAATAAAGTCCATACGAGTTGCAGTTTGGTTGCCGCCGATACCGCCACCAAGTACAACGTCAGCAGAGCCAGCGCCGCCGTAGAATTTCAACGCAGAGAAACCTGCCGCGCCTAATTTATCGTCAGTGATACGTTGGATTGCCTGCAAAGACGCTAAGTAAAGCGAATAGGCGGTTGAGCCTGCATAAATTAAATCAACATGGTCTGTGCCACGAACAACTGATAACGCGACAGTGTTCATGCTGTTTTGAATGTTAGCCGCAGTAGCTGCTGCTGAAGTCAAACCAGTTGAAGTGTACGCGCCATTACGCCAGAAAGTCCATGTAGCACGGTCGATACCGCCGTAAGTACCTGTACTTGGTGAAGTGCTAATCATAGCCGCTAAACCAACTAAGTTTTTACCTGCGTTACCTGTACCGTCGCCATGTAAGTCGATGTCGATTTTGTTGTTAAGTCTTGCTTCAGCAATTTCAACACGGGTAGCAAGCAATTCAATCATTGCTTCTTTGCCGCTGTTAGCAAGCATTTCAGGGCCAGAAATCGTTACAGCATCCGCATAATGTTTCAAATTGAACTGCGCAGCGCTGATTGGAGAATCAGGTGAAATGTTGATAGTTTCGTAACCGCTATAGCTTGACGCATAATTGGTTGCAGGGTCGTTATAAAACAATTCTTGCAAAATGGTTGAACCACCGCTGATTGTTTTTACGTTACCGCGTTCTTTCAAACGAAGTAATAACGCGTTGTTGTTTGTTAAGTTATCTTGAGCCGATTTGGTACGGCTTTCGATGGTGGTTGCGATAATGTCACTAATCGCGCTGTTTGCAAATGCCATTGCTTAATCCTCGTAAAATTTAAAATCCGTGAAGGCGCATTGCCTGTCTAACGGCTTCTTCAGTAGTTGCAGGGATAACGGTTCGGTTCGCACCCGCAGGTGAACCTTTAACCGATACCGCTGCTGCCTTTGCTGCCTTTGCAGCTTGGTCTGCCTGCGTTAAATTTTGACGATTCCCGCCGCCTTGCTGTTGAGCATAGACTTTTTGAAACGTATTATCGTTTAACCGCAATGCTTTTTCATAAGCATCATCTAAGTCATTTGCAAGTCCACGTTCTAGCAGGTCTGCCATCGTCGACTGCACCTCAGTAAAATACTCATGACGTTGCGCAAAATCCGAAATTTTAGACTGAATTTGAGCATCTTCGTGACTTTGTTTAAATTCCGAAGCATCCCGCAATTGTCGTTCTTTCTCGTCTAGCTGCGCCTTAAGATTGTGCATGGTCGGGTCGTATGGCAAGCCGGCTAGCTGGTTCATATCAATCTGATAATCATGCGCTAATTTCATTAGCATTTCCGCTTTTTCTTGGTATGACCCTCGACGAAGCGTATGTTCTGTTTTTAGAAGATTGAAAAACGCGACGTCTGGCGCGACTTGCATTTCCTCTAAATAATTTTTATATGGGGCAATCGACTTATCAATGGTTTTAGCAAAGTTAGCCGCTGATTTATACTGCTCTATCCCTCTGTGGAACTGTTCTTCACGCTCTATGATATGCTTCTGTACAGTTTCTGGCAACTTTTCTAACTCGGCTGCCGCTTCGGCTTTCCATGATTTCCAAGGAGAGCGTTCAGGAGGCGGTGCTTTTACTTCTTCTTTTACGGTTTCTTCAGGTTCGCTTGTAGATGTTGATTCTTCAAGTTTATCCAGCTCACGCCCAATAATATCATGGGTAGATTGACTTTCTTCTTCTACTGCAACTTCTTCAACTGAGTCTTCAGTCGTCGTTTCTTCGCTCATTTGGAGTCCTTAGTTAGTTTATTCTTGCGGCAATTTCTTGTCGCAACGTTTCTTTTTTACGCTTTTGCGCAAAATGGTCTACTTTGGGCGTCATGTCCTCGTTACCGACTTCACTGCACCCATTGTTCTTTAAATGCCTACGATGCTGACCTCTATCAGAAATCATACTGCCATCAATCTGTGACCTATAAGGTGCAAACTCGGCGTGTACAAAAGACGCTGAAATAACTCGTGTCATTATCGTGTCGCAACACTCCGGCAAATTGTCATAGTCTGCCAGCTTTCTAAAGATGTCTTGCGTTGCTCCGCATTCTTTACATTTGACTTCGTACAGCGGCATTACGCAACATCCTCTGTCCACTCAATTCCTAGATACAAACTAGCGCCAGTTGGTACGGCTTGCCCGTTAAAATTAATTGCTAAAGACTCTGAAGTGCCTCTAAGAACGATAGCTTTGTCATTACGAACGCCAAACTCGTAAGATGACGGCAGTGCTGCCGCGCCCGGCGTTGCGCTAGCGGATAAGTACGTTTTATGGGCTTCTATTGCAATGCCAGTGCCTAAGGCTGAAGGGTTTGCAGTATAGAGTTTTAATGTTGCTGTTTGCGCGTCATCGGCTGAATCTGCCTGTGCAGCGGTCACGTTAGTTGATGTACCTGCGGTGTTAGCAACGGTGCGCTTAATAATGTAATGGTCATATATGGATGCTGTCGTAGCCGTACCCACAACCTCCACTTTTGTCACGCGAATAATTTTTGTCGCAGAACCAGATATTACAAGCACGTCTGTAGCGGTTGCCACAGGTGTAATGTCCTGCGCAACATAACGAAAAGTGGCGCGTGTACCGTTGGTGCTTATGCCTACAACGTTGCCGTCGGCTCTTGCAGCGACTGGAACACCAGTGCTACTGACAGCGGATATAATTTCGTACCCCATTTTAATCTCCAATCATAATAGTAAAAGTATGGCTTCTTCGTCGTCACGCTCGTCTTCAAGCATTTGCGCGATAGCAAGCTCTAGTGCAGCTTTTTCAGTTTCCATGCGGAGGATTGCTTCATAATCCTCAACAAAAGTAACAGGCTTTTCTTCAACTTTAGGTGCAACCTTAGCCTTTGGTTTAGGCTCTCCAGTAACTGCTTCAACGGCGTCTTCAATCGCTTTTTTAACGTCGGCGCTGTTGTTTTTATATTCTTTTTTCTTGGCTTTTAAGCCGCCGCGCGTTTCTACAATAACAACAGGTGTAGGCGTTTCACTACTTAATATTGCAGCAAATGGCGCGTCAGCAAATGCAGAGAATCCAAACATATTCTACTTATGCAGCAAGTTGTTGAGATGCAATTATTGCGGATGCTTCTGTTACTAAAATATCAAGCTGGTCAGAAGGAATTTGCGCTTTTAATGCGTCAAGAACATATTTAGCTTTGCTTTGTTCCGCTTTTTCTGTGCGAATACGTTGCACAAGCGTGACTCTAAACTGATAAGCACTAATCGCTGCAATATCATCGTCTGATAAATTTAAAGGTAAATCTTCCACTTTTGTGTGGTTTTCTGGTTTTACACCAATGTACTGCGCAAATTCAGCGGGAATATCTCCTTGTGGAAGTGTTGATAAAATCTGATTAAAGTTATCAATATTTACTTGATAACTATGCACTTCGCTTTCACGGTGAACAACGTGTTGCACTAATTGATTGATTGTATCTTGTTGTGTAATTGTCATGTACATAATAAATTTCCTGTGTTATTAAGATTAGTTTGAGAATGCTACACCTAGTCCAGAACTGGCAGGCAAAGTAGCTGGATTAGCATATTTAGTACCGAATCCTGCAGACCATGGATAGGTAGATATATAGGGCGTTGTAATATAAGCTACTGCTATAGCTGTACCGGCAGGATTAAATGATACACCACGTCCAGTACCAGTAGGTAAAGTGCTAGGGTTAGCATATTTAGTACCAAATCCTGCAGACCATGGATAAGTAGATATATAAGGCGAAAAAGAATGAGCTACTGCTATAGCTGTACCGGCAGGATTAAATGATACATCACGTCCAATACCAGCAGGCAAAGTAGCTGGATTAGCATATTTAGTACCAAATCCAGCACTCCAAGGGTAGGTGGATATATAGGGTGTAGAAGAATGAGCTACTGCTATAGCTGTACCGGCAGGATTAAATGATACACCATCCCCACTATTATTAGGTAGTGTAGCTGGATTAGCATATTTAGTACCGAATCCTGCAGACCATGGATAGGTAGATATAAATGGTGTTGAAGAAGTAGTTACTGCTATAGCTGTACCGGCAGGATTAAATGATACACCACGTCCAGTACTAGTAGGTAAAGTGCTAGGGTTAGCGTATTTAGTACCGAATCCAGCGGACCAAGGATAAGTAGATATAAATGGTGTTAAATCATGAGCTACTGCTATAGCTGTACCGGCAGGATTAAATGCTACGCCATTCCCAGTACTAGTAGGCAAAGTAGCTGGATTAGCATATTTAGTACCGAATCCTGCAGACCATGGATAGGTAGATATAAATGGTGTTAAATCATGAGCTACTGCTATAGCTGTACCGGCAGGATTAAATGATACACTAATTCCAGAACTGGCAGGCAAAGTAGCTGGATTAGCATATTTAGTACCGAATCCTGCAGACCATGGATAGGTAGATATAAATGGTGTTGTAATATGAGCTACAGCTATAGTTGATGTAATTATTCCTGCTGTAGTCGCTCCAAACCCAAATCCTCTTGCGGATACTGTTCCTCTGCTGATTATACTAGGCATATTTTGTTACCGAAGCAAGAACCGTGAATGTAGCCGCACCTGTTTTTATTACAGTGTATTGATAAACGTCAACTGAGTTTGCATCACCACTTGTTGGTGCTGTGCCGCCTTGCCATTTTGTTGTTACGCCTGTTACCGTTCCGTCTACTTGCACCGTGCTATTGTAATACGCTGTTGCGCCTTGCGTAACAAGAAATGCGGTTGTTATCGCTTGTCCTGTCGCCATAGCAGTATCGAGCGTTGTGCCGGCTGAATGCGTTAAGTTGACTGTCCAGTTGGCTGATGCGGCAGTGGTGTAATACAGTACAGATTGTGTTGACGTATAAAAGGCTATTGTGCCTGTTGCCGCTGTCGCTGAAACCGTAGCAACCTCCGCTGCGTTAGTTAATATAGCCGCTAATGTGCTTGATGTACCGCTAAAGGATTGAGTGCCTGTAAAGGTATTAGCTACATCCCATACTGGGATTTTAGCTCCTGCTAAAGTTGTCGTGCCTGTACCGCCAGAACTAATTGGTAACGCGCCCCCACCAATATAAACAGCCCTTTCAGCAGGGTAGGTAACAAACACATCTTTAGTACCCGCAGTGAATGTAACTAAACTACCCGAATTACTTGATGCTAAAACCGTATCTCGGCTTAACGTATTTCCAGCGCTTGTGTAAGTGCCGATACCTACTTCCCAATTAGCGCCACTTTGGTCGGCAATTGTATAATATGTAGTATTTGCATTGCCAATAGCTAGTAAAAACGTTTGGTAGCCTGTAGCGGCGCCCGCTAAAGTAATAGCGGTAGTGCCTGTAGAAGTTGTTGTTTCTTTAACTCTATCTGCTAAAACTAAAGCCATTTATTTGACTCCTATAATTTTGCCGTTAGCGTCCCGAACAACTTGTTTTGGTCGAGTTACTTGGTTGTGCATTTCAGACATTCTGTCGAGCAATGCTTGGTTTTGTTGATTTGCCATTGTCATCATTTGAGTCATGTTCATGTTAACGCTGTCGATAACATTGCCTAGTGAGCTTGACAATAATTGACTGACTTGAGGTGTTCCCGTTTCGTCAAGCTCTGTCATTGCATCCGCGTCTTTTCCTGCGTTAAGCGTTAAGACGTGTTGTTTCATGCTATTTTGAGCTTGAATCTGTGCAATAGCAATTCTAGTGTCGTTATCAAGCTGTGTTTTCCATCTATCAAACTCGAGTTTAGCTTGTTCAAGCTGATTGCTTGCTTGAAGTTTCACTTGTTCAAGCTGCATTGTCGCCTGCTCTGACTGTTGTTGTGCTTGCATCTTCATTTGGGCAATTTGCGCCTCGGCTTGTGTGCGTTGCTCGTCTTTGCTTGGTGGTTGAGGCCCTTGTGCTTTTTTAGCCGCTTGGTCAACAAACTGTTCAAGTACACCTTCAAGTTCACGCCCTGCTTTAAATCCTCGAACACCATAAAGCAATAGCTCTCCAACTAACGGCGCTATAGCAGGGTCTTCTTTAACCGCGCCAATACCGTCTTTAATAAAGCTACTCACCGCTTGCAAAAACTCCATGCGGTTTGCTTTTTCAGTCTGTTTATCAAGCTCAACTAACGTGTCTGTCTGTATGTCAACGTTAAAGACTCTAGCAGGCTCATTTTTAAGTAACTCAATTGCCTGCTGCGCAAATTGAGCGTCAGGCGTGTTCATAATACCTGACACTTCAATTAATGTCTGTGGTTGGTATTTTGAGCAGATAATCTCTGACTTCATGCGTAGAATTTCACGCGCAAAGCGGTAAAGCCCATCTTTCATGTTGCCAAGTCGCAACGACGCGTATTGGCTCTTAATCTGCTGCGCTGTCGCTGTTTCACTCGCTACCGACGCACCACGCATAATGTCGGAAAGCCCTGTTGTTTCGTAAATAATTTGTTTACATGATTCACGCGCTTGATAAAGCTGTTGCAGTGCTGACGCAACGTCGCCAAGTGGCATAAACTGAACCGCGCCTTGCAATCCGCCTTTTTCAACAAACGCCGCCCAGTTTTTGACAGGAACAAGCACCCCATCATTACCTTCTTTCATCAAGCGTTCAATCGCAGGCTCGTCCGCCGCGTAAATACCCATCACTTTGAGCGCTTTGGTCAAATGCTTGATTCGACCTGTTAACTCGTCAATTTCGTCTGCTTGGTCTTGATAAAGTAAGAAATC